GCTTATTCCATCTACGGCGCTTCGGTCTATATTCAGCAGAGACGCTGCGAAGACAGGGCACGGGCTGATTCTCCTTAATAGGAGAAAGGTCCATGGTACTGTCGGGGATACGGCCGTAAACGGCATGTAGCCTCTCTACGATATAATCGTAGGTTGCATAGTCTTGCCTATCCCAAAAGGAATTAGCATAGCTAATCCAGCTGGCATAGACATCAGGACGAGATGACTCATCCCACACAGTCCTTAAACGGACAGGTGTAACGTTGACACCCTTAAAGGCGTCGACGCCGCAGGATTCCTTAAAGGACCCGCGGGTGCAACTCTTACTACGGTTTATTTTTAAACCGAATAGTTCGAGTATGGCCATTGCGCTCTCGGCGTAAGCCGTTGGTACAATGACATCGTCACCATATACGAGGATTCCCTCACGGGTCTCCGCGTCCGGTGATGCAGCGGTCAGAATAGCCCAAATAGTTAACGCCATGATAGGAAAGCATAATGCTGACCCCATAGGCGCGAACTTCTTAAGCGTTAATTCCTGACCGTTTGGCAACATAGTAGACATCGATCGACAAGCTTCGAGGTAGGGAGTAATCCCGTCCGGGAAGATGAGACGAACGAGCTCAAGGTGAACCCTATCAGAGGCCTCTTTAAGGTCTAAGGTAGAGTACCATTCCGTTGAGGAGCCTAATAATGCCCCTCTCTGGTTTGGTCCTTGATCTGTGAAGAAGACATTGAACTTGGTAGTCCAATGGTTCTCCACATGCTCCACAATAGCCCGACCCAAGCCTTGCTGAACCCATTGAAAATCAACGGGTTCGCAAGAAATAAGTCTAGGGCCGCGAGAGTCTTTCGGTACGAGTAAAACCCGTGCCGGTAAGCTCTGATCTGTGATAGCTGAAAAGCTATCATAGGAATCACAGACGTGCCCAGATGACGCACAAAAATAGGCGTCAAAAGGATACAAATCTGTGATACGACTAGAAACGTTGGACCAAAGGAACTTATCCCAGAGCCGCTGCTTAGTAGCAACTGCTCCGGGTCCGTGCCGAGGTCGAATGTTCGTTGGATCAAAATGTTCGAAAAGCTTGTTTAAGGCTTTACGAGCACCGCGAATCACATCGAATCGCCACATCTCAGGGGAAATTGGGTGGTCAACCAGACCATACAACTTACGACGAGTGAAGCGATCTTTGAGATATAACGGATACCGATCCCGCATTTCTGCGAAAAGGGTGTCCAGCTGCGAGAGGTCCGTCTCTGTCTGTAAAAAGGCAGAAACGACTTCTTGTTCTTGGATGTCTGTATACGGTAATTCATACTTATAGAAAACTAGAAGTATGGTACGTATAACTCGGACGCATTTCGCGTCTGGATCGGGAAGGACACTACCGTCTTTTTGGAATATTAGACTAAAAAGCTCACCAAGAAATCTTGGAAGCTTGCTGCCAGTAATGGTTGAGAAACCAACGCTGATAGGGTTTAGTTTTATCGTTCCAGTAAGCGCCTGATCAAGGTGCTTACAAAGGCGGGGAAGGGTTTTCGTAAGAAAACCGGGTCCTTCTGTAAGACAGCGACGTTTCACGACTTGCGTCGTAAGACGAAGCTGCTTTGTGTTGAACACAACTCCATAACGCTGATGAGCGCTACGAAGCAGTGTGGCGATAAGTTCAAACTTATCTAGGCTTTTAATGGGTACCATAAGGTATTCCTCCTAGAGCCTGCCCACACCTACACCGTAGCTAAACCAATGAACCTACATGAAAACAACTAGTAAAAACCAGTTACTCCACATAAGCCTCCGCATCACCGTGCCCCCAAGAACGCGTAAGTCCTACCTTCGATTACTCGAAGATAAGACAATACACGAACTTGTGACGTTGTTATGCGAATGGAGGTCGCTCCACAATATCAGCTCCGAAGTCGCCTTGTTAGGCGACAATGGGCTTCCTATTGGAGGGAGCGAACGGGAGTCGACTAATCGGCCCCCAAGAGTGACCGCACTAAGTGAGCAACAAAGCGAAGAAGATACTCGACCCATAAGGGCCAGG